TGACCCTGGAGCCTGTAAGTGGCTATTAGTGTCATTAGTTTCCTTTTGCTTGAGTCAGCATCCAATCAGCGACCGCCTGCACTTGAGCAGGAGTACCATTACTTTTTATTCGGTTAGCCAGGAACGAGATGACGCAGATGTTTTCAGGTGTGTACCCGGAGTCTGGATCAAATCGATCTAGCGTCGGGCTGTATTCGCCAGGACCAGTTTTACCCCAATTCATTGTCAAGCGTGTGCCCAGAACTGGACAGAACTCAGGAACAATGATGTCATCCATTTTAATGGTAAATGGGATCTCGTATTCTTTAGCCCGTTGCCGGGCTTTGTAGAACATAGACCTTCGGGGATCTTTATGGTTTCTGTCCCGAGTCTGGCCTCTAATTTTATCGAGGTTGCGTCGTCGGTATGCTTTCATATATGTGGCCCGCTTTGCCAAATCTAACGGCATTGCAGGCTCACATAGTTGAATGAATAGAAACAGCCGTAGCTGGTTAGATACCAGCCTCAGGCAATTTTGATCTCGACAGCGCATTCCGGGCGGAGGATTCCGCTGCCGATAACTTGCTTAGCGACCACCAAGGTACCCTGGTGACGAACCGAAGTCTCGGTCTCCAGAGTGATGTCGCGCCACTTGACCGTACCGATCGCTTCGCGTTGGAACACGAGAGCAGCGGTATTGGCGAAGTTGGCGGTGTAGTCGTTCTCTTCACCAGTGACCGAAGCACTGAGATCAGTGATCGGTAGGTGGTTGGTCTTGATGATACGAACGCCAGCGATCTTCGTGATCGTGCCGTCCGAGTAGCTACCAGCGCCGCCCCAGTTCTCGTTGATCAAGTTGATCGACTGAACGAGGAGGTTGTACTGGGCCGGACGAACCAAGCAGAAACGATCTGCTTCAGGGACATCCTTTTCATCGAGTTTCTGAGCAGCTTCATAGATCGCTGCGCCCAGGTCCGCACCAATGGTACGAGCGTTGGCGTAGGTGAGTGCTGAGCCGCCGTTGCCGACAGTCGTGATGGTGGCGCTAGCGCGAGCGGCCATGCCAACCAGCTGGCAGAGATTCTTGTCGGTCTTCACCGAGAGAGCCTCAACGAGCGCATTGGTCAGGGGCTGACGAGCGTCGAAGTGATTGACGATTTCGTCCCACTGGTCAACGAACACATCGGCGGTCATCTTGCGGTCAGCAAGGATCGTCAGTTCGTTCTGTTTGACGGCTTGGCCATTCAGCTCAGCGCCGGAAACGTGGTACGCAGCGACCGCAGTACCGAACACTGGGAAGCTGACCGACTTGGAGCCGGTGGTTGTGCGAACGCGATGCAAGGGCATCATAACGTTGCGCTGTTTGAACATTTCGATGATCTCTTGCGACCATTTGTCTTTGAAGAGAGCAACGTCTGAACCAGCGGCATTAATTTGGCCGAGGTTCGTTGGGGTATATGCAGATGACATTTAAGTGTGAAAACTTTCAGGTGAGGGTTTATTTGCCCGTCACACCCGATATCACTTCCAGACAGAGATTATCCTGAACAGTCCCAGTGCCGCAGCAGGGGACCTAAGGGTCACGCTATGTGTGTTCGTGTGAGAATTTGAGCTGCCTTCTAAAAAGAGGCACAGCTATAGAGTAGGCACGTATTGTGCTACACATCAAAAGAGGAACTGACCCTCAGTCAGCACATTGGTAAAATAATAGTTACCAGATCAGAGTGACTGAGGGGTTGTTCGTTAGATTGTAAGGGACCATCCCAGGGGTTAGCCTGGGACTAGCGCGATTATTATTGTGGAAGGAACCGCCACTGGGTTGCCTCCGTGGTGAAGCGATAAACTACGCCACGCAATTAAACCACGGGCCACGTTGCTTGACGCTCACAACCAGCTTTAATAGAGGACAGCTAGCGCCCAGCCCAAGCAAGGCTCAGTTCTGTGAACGGAGACGCAGCCAATGGAAACTAAGTTAAAGACGCACCAGGGCGTGACTGTCCAGCCCTTCGAGCGGCGGAACAGTGACTCCACGCGGGTGTAAGAACCCTAGCGACGTCAGGGGAACACCGAGTTTGAGCATTACTTCTTAAGTAAGAGGCTTAGCACCATCGAGAGCGAGCTTCCAGCCTTCAGCAGCATCAGCTTTATGTTCATCAGCACGTTTCTTTGCTGACAGTGCGAAAGCTCCGCTGGCTGCGGTGAGTCCTGAGGCAAGCAGCGTAGCGACTGTTCCCCACGGAGGCGGGAGAACGCTCGCAGCCATTTGAGCAACGGGAGGAAGCTGAATGCGAATATCTCCCTCACTGTCTCGCTGCCACTTCAACTCAACGGGAGCACCATTGAGTTGCCCAGCGACAGTGCCGGTCTCAGTGTCACTACGAGAGAGGCCACAGCCACTCAGGGAGAGAACGGCAATAAGGAGTAGTAGGAACTTCACTTTAACGGTCCTTCCTTGGACCTAGCGGTCCTTCCACTCAGCCCTATTGGATCGAGCAAGTTTAGCATCAACGAGTGCATGGAAGGCAGGGTCGCCATCCTGGTATCGCTTATCAGCAATATCCTGGCGCATCTCAGCGGCTGAGTTGTAGCCAGATTCCATGGGGGCTGCGCGTCCTTGGGTTAACCGAGGAGCTTTGCCTTCAACGGATTCACGCTGGAGCTTAGCGAACTTGAGACCCAGTTTGACTTGGTTCTTATCCTTCGATTCGACCAGGGCTGTATACGCAGCGCGGTCTTCGTCAGACATGTTGACCGTCCACTGGACTAAGTCAGTCAGTTCCGCTTTCGAGATATTCAGGTGACTGAGGTATTCGATCTCAGTGACTGAGGCCTCGAGTTTGGCTTGATTTGAGTACATCTCAATGAAGCCAGGGATCTGCTCGGGCTTGAAGACTTTCGTCAGCTCGGCCATACTCTCGTCTGAGAGCTTGCCGTCCTTAACGAACTCAGCCTTGTACTTATCGATGTCCAGGTGGCTTTGAACCGCCTGAGCTTCGATAGCAGCTATTTTCTGTTGGACCGTTTCAGCGGCCTTGTCAGAGGGGAGAGCTTCTTTTTCTGCGACAGCATCAGCTTTCGGAGCCTCTTGTACTCCATCGGGGGCTTTGTCTGCGGGCTTGTCTTCTTGCTTCGGGGGCGTGGAGCCAAACTTCTTCTCCAGCTCGAAGTAAGACTTCGCCATCTCTTCCGGGGACTTGAACTTCTCAGGGAGCCAGATCGGTCGGTCAGAAGTTGATGCCGCATCAGCGGGCTTATCGATTTTGCTGTCCGGTTGGTTGCTGACTGCCGCTGTTGACATTAAATGGCGTTCCTTGGAGTTCATTCTTTTGCTTAGCCAGATCGACTCCGCCTTTGACGGCTTGAGGAGCGATTGACTGGATCATGGCTGCTTGCTGTGCAGCTTGTTGTTCTTGAGCGAGTTGTTCTGGTGATTTGAAGAGATCTTTGTGATCGACCTGTAGTCCAGTGAAGATCCGCTCGATACCAGCGGTGATATTACTCACAGCTGCCACCTGTTCAGGACCGTAGATCTCGACGGCTGTCTTGTAGGCTACTCTGAGCTTACTGACATCGTGTTCTCTGGAGAGAGCTTCTAAGCCTGTGATGATGGTCGTTTTCACAACGTCACCAGGGAGCTTGGGAAGTTTCTTCTTCTTGGTCATCTGAGCGATGAGAATCTGGACTAATCTGAGCTGGAACTCTTGAGCGAGGACGGAATAGATTCCACCCTGAGCTTCTTCGAGTTCACCAGCGAGGTAGCGGATCTCTTCAGCGGTAACTCGTTCAGCGTTGCGCTGGATGGAGCTGCTGAGCAGGAAGGCCTGTGAGAGCCGTTCCTCTAATCGTTGGATGACCACATTGCAGAACTGGAGATCGGGGAGCTTATCAGCTTGAGCAAAGGAGATGTCATCCTTGCGCCCGTAGATCCATTGCCCATTGCGGGCCTGGGCTGCATCACGCATCTTCGTCATGCCACCAGGGTTGACCATGGGTACGAGCTTGGAGGCGATAGCAGCAGCTTGGACGACGGACTGAACGAGGCCATCGTCGGAGATGAGATCACCGAGGTATTCGTCTACGAAGGAGCGACCGTAGTCTTCTCCGTCGATGATGACAAACCTGAGGGGCAACCAGGGGCATTCCTCTTTTGAGTAGATGCCTCTGGAACCTTCGATCTCAATACCAGCAATCTCTTGCCAGATGTCATACTTACCCTGTTCGTTGAAGACGATCCCAGTGTAGAGATCAACGGTCTTCTGGGCTGCACTATTCATCTGCGCGGAACGAGAGAGGGCTTCTTTCGCCATCTTATCAATCGTTCGCGGAGAGACGCACTGCTTGACCACTATCGTAAGCGGGAGTCCATCGCTGTCTCTCTGCACCACGTATTTATCGAGGTGGTAGACTTTGGGCTTCTTCTCGTCCTCGAAGTGGAGGAGGACATTACCACAGACGATCTCGTGCTTGAAGCCTTCGTGGCACGGGGCTCGCATAGACCGAGATTCGATCTCTTGCATCACCCGTTCTTCATAGTCCTGGAGAGCACCTTCGAGTTCTTGGATCTTCGCTGGATCTCCCTTGGTCACCTTGAGGGCGGTGGCTTTATCGACCACCTGTCTGAAGAAGGACTGATTGGGAGGAAGCTGTGAGAGGAGGATCTTCGATGCGAGGTTATTGACACCTCGAGCACCGATAGCCTGGTAGGGCGTGGGGAGAGCTGTGGTGGAATTATGACCAGCTCTCGGGAGCAGACTGGGGATAGTCAGCTCGGAGCATCGGTACGCACGGTCCAGATACGGCTGCCTGATGGAGGCAAGCTGTTCGTAGAGACCGTGGAGAGCATTCGACTTGTCCGCTTCACCAGTCAGACCTGCATCAGAAGGGAGGGCTTGTTTAACCATTGTTTGCTACGAGCCCTGGTCTGTATTGGAGGTTGGTACGTTGGCCGAATTGGCCCTGGCTCACGACACCAGAGCTGCGATTGAATCCGCTCTGATTGCTGAGTTGCGTTTGTTGACGATACAAGACCTGTTCACGTTCACTGTCACTCAGGTTATTAAATCCTGGCGAGTCCGTGGTCAGCGTGTTGATATACGTCAGGCGTCTCTCAGCGATCTGCTCAGGGGTCAGTGTGGGCTTCGGTTTCGGTACTGGTTTGAATGGTACGACGAGGCCATGAACTGCCTGAAGATCCGTGAGCTTCTGTTGAAGACCGTAGCCTTCGTTGATCAGCACTGCCCCAGCGCCCATCTCTGGGTTCGGAGGTGGTGGCGGCAGAGGCTGCGGCTGAGGAGCTGAATACGACCTACCCCCGGTACACATCGGATGCTCTACGTTCTAGCTCAAGTTGCTTATGGTGTTTCAGGAGGAGGATGACTTGTCTGGTACCCACAGCTCGCCAGATGTCAGCCAGAGTGGCCTCGGTGGACGGAGGGTTGACCTCTGGATAGATACGGTCTAACTCTTCTAACAAGTCATCAGGGATGAAGGGGAAGGATAAGTCTTCCTCTCCCATCAGTTCATTCCTAGCCGAATCCCTAGCATCTATAGACATCAATAGATCTCCTAGGGTATCTTAGAGGGGAATTCCTAATACCTGACCGGGGGCGGGAGCGTATTCTTATAGGAGGGGTTTGAAAAACGTACGTGTCATAATGACAATAACGTTACTATGTTATAGTGAAAAGACCCAGCTCCGCGTCTTAGCCTTTAGTTCTTCTATAGTCCCTGAGTTCTCTATAACTCGAGTAAATGGATGCTCTCTGAGTAACCCTTCAGACCGGTGAGTAACCGTGTCTATGTTACCATCTCTGAGGACTGTTACTAACTCAGCACCACGCTCCCTGAGCGCACTGAACTCCTGAGGATAACGGAGGTCATCCACTACGACACTCAGCCCAGCCCTGGTCAGCTGGCGTATCTTCGTCATGGTCATGTTGACCCAGAGATCCTCTGAGATCTGCTTCTGGCCCCACTCGTAGCCGAGGGTTTGCATGATGCGGCGAGGGGAGACCCAGAGACCTGGGATCAGCTTCTCTTTGAGATCACCCTCGATGTACTTGGGGATGTCCTCAGGCTCGAGCCCGTACTCAAACAGGAAGGCCTCAGTCATGGCCTTGAGAGGACCAGCAAACTTGACCACCGTGTAGCCGAACTCTTGACTGAGAACTTGACTCACGGTGGACTTACCTGAGCCCATCACTGGGGAGTAGAGACCGATGATCGAGGGGAGACTCATGTGCGTCCTTCCGGATCTTCAGCCAGGCGATTGATAGCAGCGAGGATGTTGGCGAGCTTGCAGCCTTCCTCACCGTGGAGATCGAAGGACATCCCGATGTCTGAGAGGGAGGCAATGATGTCCAGGTTGATGGAGGCACGGTCAGCTCGCTTGGCTTTCCATGCGAGTGAATTGGTGTGCTCAGGGTCGAGGTCATCCAAGATGGGATCGATCTCGAAGCGCGGGAGGTCCCCGAAAGACTTGGCAGCAGTGTCCCAGCCGACACGAGAGAGCTTACGCTTCTTAGGTTTCTTTTCCATGAGGTTAAACCTTTGGCGCTGGTGGCATGAGGATGACGAAGAGGAGGAGAGCCAGGGCGATGATTAGCCAGATGCTCACAGTGCCACTCCCTCTAGTGACTCTGGGCTTGCCCAAACAGCAGGAGGAACGTGCATAAAAAGGTCTTGAACCGCTTGATTAGGGGTGCCCTTCAAACCGCTAACGAATATGCGCTTTCCGTTCTCAATTTCCATGTCAGCGCCCCAGGCGTAGAGAGACTTTTGCCTAATATGAATAGTAAACTCTTTCATGCTGCACTTACTTTCTCTTGCTTGTTTGGTGACCAGAGGATCGGCTTCTTCGCTTTGAAGTCGTAATCTTCGGAGCGGAGGATCCTGGCGACCCGCGCTTGCGTGAGAGCTTCTTGCTCACCGAGCTTTGCTTTCTTGAAGGCTTTGACCACAGTCTCCCACATAGAACTCTCGGCTCGTTCAGCCAGCAGCCGCTCTGCGGTTTTAGGGCCACATCCAGGAAGTCCGGAATAACCATCTGTAGCATCTCCGCAGAGCGTTTGGTACATATGCCAGTAGTCCGCTTCCGCTTCTGAGATATCTTGGATACCGGCTTCAGGGTTCTTTGGGTCATAGAGGAATCCTGGGATTGTTTTGAGGTCTTTATCGATAGAGACGATGACTCGTTGACCACGAAGTGTGTCTATATGAGTTGGTTCTATGGTCGATAGAATCCCGAGCACATCGTCAGCTTCGAGGCCTGGACGGATGAAGGTTTCGTAGGCATCAGCTACGTGTTTCTTGAGGGCTTTAAGGCACAGTGGTTTCCGGTTCGATTTCCGGTTCTCTTTATAGCTGGGAAGGATGGCCTTTCTGAAATTCTCAGCATGCGTCAGCGCAACGATGACATGGGTTGCGTTAAGAACCTGCTTCCAGCCGTCGATAATACTATCAAACGCCGCGCGGGCTTCCGCCGCATCCGAATGGAGTGTCCACAAATCCCCACCCCAGTCTGTCTCTACTTCCGCAGCCGCAGCGGTTGAATAGCACACGATGTCTCCGTCAATAAGGAGAGTTAGGTCATTTGACATTGGTGTTTCCTTCGTTGTGGTCGTGAGGACGCATGACGATCATTAGTTCTGACTCAGGGATTTTCTTATCTATCTGAACCACATATCCGAACCAAGAGTAGCTGTAGAACATGGTGCCGTTGGCGAGCTCCCGTTTCTCAGCGACGGCATACCAACCTTTGACTTCGACGACTGTGCCGGTGAATGGGAGGTGTTCTTCGGGAATGCCGAGAGGGGACTCAGGGCACCAGGCTCGCAATTCGATCAGTGGTTCAGGGCGAAAGGGACGCTTCATAGTTTGATGCCCCCGCGTCTGCTTTCTCTAGCTTTCCCACCATCTTCCGGCTTTATCGTGAGTCCCAGCTCCCTCGTTGGGTAGAAATCTATATATTCCTGAATGCCATTGAGAAAAGAACCGCAGTCCTTCTCAATATAACCAAGTCCGACATTGCATGTGTGACAGAGAAGACCACGAACACACCCAGTCACGTGGTCGTGGTCAACATGACAACCATTACGACGCTCACAGCTAAGTTCTGCGTGACAATGTGAATTAGCGCACAGCCCGTTCTGGTACGTCCATAAGCTAAAAAACTGTTCTTTAGTTAGGCCGTGATTGCTTTCGATCTTAGACCAGCGCAGACAAGCGGAACACCTATAGTCTCCTCGCCTGGCTTGATTACAGGTCCAGTTTTTTCCGACAGACAATCCCGTATGACAACAGTTGCATTCAGATTCAGTGAGTTCCAGCCCAGTCTCTTCCGATTTTGAACTCCCCGTCAATTGGACACCTAAAGCCGAAATGTTCTCCTGCCCTTCGCATTGCTGCGATTGCTCGTTTTCCATATTCTTCACTCAGCTCCTCTTTGACATCCGTTTGCGATTCATCGTGGTAGTGTCCAACCTGTCCCCACTCACGACCGAACTCCCAGCCTATGCTGTTGAGATCTTCGTAGAGAAGTGCGACTGACTTCTTTGCGATTACTGCGCCAGCACTCTGAAGAAGAGTGTTGAGCGCCGAGTGTTCACTGCGAATTGGTAAATGTCTTCCGTCTAAACCAACGAGATAGCCCCGCTTACTAGCAATGGCTACATCTTGCTTCAGCCTCTTCAGGGCTGGCATCTTCTCTAAGAATTGTTCTCTGAGACGCTTTCCTTCTTTAGCACCTTTATTGATGATAGCGCCGATCTTGGCGTCCCCTGCTCCGTACAGCCAGCCGTATATAAAAGTTTTAGCATTGTCTCTGGTGGGCAGTCCAGCAGCTCTCTGATTGGCGCTGTGGATGTCGCCCTTGAGCAACTCTTGAACAAAAGCGCCATCGTCATATTTGAAAGCATAATGGCCCAGACACCGAAGCTCAATGCCAGCAAGGTCCGCACCAACCAGAACGTATCCGGGGGAAGCTGTGAATAAGCTACGACACTCCCGACCCCAAGGAGAACCAACCTTGGGGATCTGTGCACAGTTCGGTTTGCGGTGTGTGCACCTTCCGGTAATGGCTCCATTGGTGATAACTTCGCCATGGATGCGTCCTTTCTTTTCTAGCTTGAGCCACGCACCAGCACCTTCAGCAAGTTGCCCGATCATCTTGGCAAGGCCGAAGTACTCGTTCAAAAGCTGAGCTTCAGGGAACGGTAACTCGGAGAGCACCGATTCATCGACGGTAGGCCTGCCGTCAGGTGTGTACTCTTTTGGTTTCCAGCCACGATTCTCAATGAGCACACGGGCTACGTGATCACGAGAGCTTGGATTAAAGGGGGTGTGCTTGCGGCGGACAGGACCAGCGACAACTTCTTTAGCCAGTTTTCCGGCAGCCTTCTTGCTGACGAAAGTAACACCAGACGCTGCAACGTAATACTGTGGAGTCTTCATGTCCGTGTACCAACCTGGGAACATGGCTTCGAGTTGTTTCTCCAGATCTAATCGCCGCTGTCCGAGCGTCGAATACAGCTTAATCGCCGCATCGCGGTCGAAGGCAAAGCCCCGACGTTCCTGCAATGCGATTACATGGGCGAATTGGTGCTCCAGTTCAATCGCTTGAGCGGAATACGACTTCGATTTGATCTTTGCCCAGAGAGCGGCGGTGACTTCAACGTCTTGGATGCAATAGGTGAGCATCTCGGGAGTGAACTCTTTCCAGTCGGTATTTTTTCCAAAGTCTCCCTTACGATTCCCGAGACGGTATCCCCAGGCTTCGAGTGAGTGTCGTCCATAGAGTTGCTTGGGGAGGTCTGGGAACGTGCCAAGGAAGTCCTTCTCTTTGATGTCTGGCCAGATCAGCCGAGTACATAGGATGGTATCACGAACGAGAGCTGGCGGCTTCCACCACGAATAGAGTTTCTGAATGACTGGAATATCATATTTAACGATGTTCTGACCGATGATGCCTTGCGAATCCATCAGCGTATTCAGCCCGACTATAATCTCTTCAGGCGTAGAGAGCGCACTCACGACTCCAACGTCATCGTCCTTAATCACCAAACAGTGAATCTTCGTCACCTCATCTAAGAGCCCATCGGTCTCCAAGTCGAAGATAAGCATCGTTTGATTCTTTCGAGGTAAGAGTCGTGATCGATCCAGTGCCCCACATGAACAAACCCCCAGTCCCTCGTCCTCGGTCCCATGAAAAACAGTGTGTAGACGGAGGATTTTCCTGGTTGCAATTGAATGCGATGCAGGGATCTCGCTGAGCGATAGCGGAAGTGTCCAGGCCTGCGCCAGTACACCCCTTCCGGGGTTTGCTCCCAGTACCCGCCACTCAGGACAAGAGTGAAATAGCTGAACGGGTGATCATGCAGATCCGTGGGATCGCTCAGGTGAAACTCATGCAGACAGAGCGTGAACCAACGGTGCTTGGGACCACCGATGAGATAATAGCGAGTCAGATAGGGACGAGTGGGATCGAGGCGATCAGGGATGACACGGTGACTCCATGAGAGCCACTTGAGGAATCTGATGATCCAGCTCATTGAGAGTTCCTTATGAGAAATAAAAAGAGGCCAGGGGTGGTTCGTAGGCCACCATTGCGGATCACATGGGCGGGTAATTACTCCGTAACCTAAACATGCTTCGTCACCGCAGGTTATTTTCTTCAGTCCCGCTCGTCTACCGAGCAGCCCGGCCGTGAAAATCTAGAAGTCTTTACTCGCAGCAGCCATCACCGATGGAGCAACAGTTCCCTCAGTAATCCGTCCGGTCTTCTGGTCATACACCAGCGTAGTGGCCACGCCGGTTTCTCCTGAGAATCTATTCTTCAGGACTCGTACCGTTGTCTGATGCTTCTTCTCGTCATCCTGCTGATCTCTTTCGAGCCCGATGACCATATCGGACAGCTGAGCTATAGCCGCTGATCCTCTGAGTTGAGCGAGAGAGATCTGAGCGCCATCTTCGTGGCCACGATTGTGGCCTTCAGGACGCTTGAGATGACTCACCAGGATCATCCCTACGCCAGTCTCTTGAACGAGAGATCGTAGGGAGGTCATGGTATTGTCGATCAGTCGTCTCTCGTCCCCATCTCCGATCCCCGAAACCACAATAGAAAGATGGTCGAGGATAATCCAACCACAGTTGCAACCGCGAGTGAGGTAGCGAATGCGACTGAGTAAGTTTGTAGAATCGAGTGAGCCAAAGTGGTCGAATAGATAAAGACGCCCACAACCGACAGTGCGGTCAAAAGCCTGTCTAAGAGCCGCTTCATCTGCGATCTCCTTAGACAGATGGATGGGCTGATTCAGCTCGATGCCTAGAAGTCCTTCAGCCGTTCGTTTGGTAGATTCTTCGAGAGCGATATATCCCACGGTCTCTCCTCGCTTGAGGAGGTCGTGCGCGATCTCTCGGCAGACTTGCGACTTTCCAATACCGCTGCCCGCTGTGAACGTGACAAGCTCTCCCTGTCGTATTCCGCGTGTAAGCGTATTAAGGCCGAGCCAAGGGTATGGGATGCACTGCACATTGTTCTTCTCCGTGAGTTTGGACCAGAGTTCAGAACCGTTAATGATGCCATCAGGGCGATAGACTTTCGCTGACCACGTAGCATCGATCAGCTCCTTCACTCGACCAGCTACGAGCATGTCACTAGCATCTTTGAGGGGGAGCTTGCCGATCTTAGCTTTGCCAGGGGTCAGGAGGAGAGCGCATTCTTTGGCTGCTTCGATCCCGTGCTCATCGTTGTCGAACAGGAAGACGACTTCTTCAAAGCCTTCAAGCCACTCGAGCGCCCGTTGGATTGCCTTCTTAGCACCTTGTGCCCCATTGGGGACACTGACGACTGGCCACTTGTTGTCTTGGACTTGCGATACCGACAGAGCGTCAATCTCCCCTTCGGTAATGACCACTCGTTTACCTTGATCGCGCCATAGGTGATGGCCGAAGAGTCCGCAATTCTTCGTATCTCCGAGGAAGACAAACTCTTTGTTGGGGAATCTAACCTTCTGAGCAACAGCTTCACCAGCTGCATTCCGATACGTGGCGATGTGTACAGTTTGATTATTGTAGATTCCAACCGAGTAGCCCCACTTCCTGCACGTCTCTTCACTGAGGCCCCGCTTTGAGATCGCTTGGAAATTACCCGGTTCGATGAGGCCATGGGACATTGGTTTCCTTGTTACGATGGAATTACTGGTGACGCTGGAATGAGCGTTGCAGGAGAAGCAGTGCGTGTGGAGATCAGAATAGAGCGCACAGGCGTCGGAGGATCCACAGTCTGGGCAGGGGCCTTTGGAGATCAGCTCGGAGTCACTAGAGATCGTCTCCATTGGGTTCAGCCTCCAGGTATTCGATCTTGGTTACTGCACAGAGCGGAATCGCCATTTCGCCAGAACACTGAGTGTCCTCGTCCATGTCATCGTTACTCAGGTGGCCAGCGAGAATCATCACCTGAGCAGTCTTCTTGATAAGAAAGCCGCATGAAATACAGGGGGCAGCAACACTCGCTTCCCCTGATTCACAGACTTCCTCCACGTAGCGCCAGGGCGTGGTGCTACCTGCGGAGGAATCAACCCAGTGTACTCGAAGCATTCGCGGTAGACTCATACCATTCCTTTACGTTGAAGCCGGGGCAGGTGATGTTTCGTTCGTGGCCTGGGAGGTCGGAGTGGCCAGTGACCTCAGCAGTGGGGAATCGGTTATGCAATCGGCCCACGAGTTCATGCAGAGAGCTGAGCTGCGTATCTGTAAATCCATTACATGGGCTTCGATCATCAGTAGCGCCCAGTCCTCCTCCGATGAGGCAGATCGACAGCGAGCAATGATTATAGCCGCGAGTGTGGCATCCAGCTTCCTCAAGAGGCCTTCCGCTAACGATCTGACCCGATCTTTCGATGACGAAGTGGTATCCGAGGGACAGCTTTCCTTGCAGTCGGTGCTTCCGATCAAGGGATCTTGCGTCATAAGGCCTCTTCTTGTCATCGAGTTGATCAGGTTTGGTTTTCGAACAGTGAACTACGATGTAGTCAGTGCTTGGTCTGGGCATTATTCAATTCTTCGTAGAAAATAAGGACAGCGGAGCGGCCCATAAATCGGAGTGTGATCTCCCAGTCATGGCGGTAGGTCTCTAGCCAGAGGCGTAGTAAGCCCCGCCGATCCGCATGTGGGTTCTTGGCGCAGAAGG